TAGATCCAATACCAATTGTTCCTGAAGTCTCAATAGAATTATATCTTATTGTAGTAAATCCTAGGGCCCTAAATTCTTCAGGAATACCCTCTGGTGGGTCAATTGTTACAATAGGAACTGATAGATATCCATATCCACTATTACCTATAGAAATAGAATCAACTTGTCCATCTGCATCAATTGTAGAAGTAGCTTCTGCTTCATATGCACCAGTATCACCAATGAATGAAATACCAGGAGTAACAGTATATCCAATACCTATAGTAGCACCAGTTCCAACACACCAAGGATCTGTTGTTGAGTTAAATCCAACCGCAGTAACTATACCAGTTATAGGATGAATAGTAGCAATACCACTAGAAGCTACGTAAGGGATATGAGTTCCAAGACCAGTCGTAATCTGAACTTGTGGTGCTATAGTATATGCCGTCCCAGTATTAGTAAATACTACAGAAGAAGCATCAATAGATGTCCCTGCCAGACCAATAGTAGCAGCTGCCTTAATATTACCTGGATGAGGAATATCTACATCTGGGGCAGTTGCATAAAATCTTCCGCCAGTATTAATAGCAACATTTACTAGAGTTCCACCTGTTAGGTTATAATCATCTAGAGTTGCAGTTGCTGTAGCAATATTCCCAGAACCTGTTGGAAGACTAAATGTTATCGTAGGTGCCTTTTTATAGAATACACCACCTGTTGTTCCACCTGGGAATAGATAAGAAGAAGATCCAATACTAATAACAGCAGAAGTAATACTTACTCCACCACCCACCATAGGAGTATCTAAAATAGCAGTAGCAGCAGCACCAACGTGTTTTGGAGTAGAGAATGTAACTGTAGGTGCTGTAACATATCCAGAACCAGATCCACTTACAGTTACAAGTCCAACACCACCAGTTGTTCCAATACCAGCAACTGCTATTGCCCCACTACCTTTTCCTCCAGTAATAGTAACATTAGGAGCAACTGTATATCCTGCACCAGAATTTACTAAATTGACTGCTTGAACTGATTTTTGATTGGAATTTATATTTAAATTGCAATACTGTATTCCACCAATCATACTTGCAGTAGGTATACCAGTAATCCCTCCTGAAGGAGCTGAAGATACGCCTACAGTAGGAATACTAGTATATCCTCCTCCACGATTTGATAAAGAAATTGTTCTAATATATCCATCAACAATACCTGTTAAAGCAGTTGCTGTTACTCCTGTTCCAACAAGAGTAAGTGTTTGAGTAGAACCTAAAATAGTTGAAATACTATCATCTACACCGGCAGTTCCATCAGAATTATCTCCTGTCAACTCATCATCAATTTCTGCTACTCCAGTATCAATAACTTCATCTTCATAGCGGAATAGTTCACATCGTAAAGTATACGTATAATTTTTTTGAAGTTGATAAAATGGTTTTTCGTGCTCTACATATTTAATTTCAAATAAACGATCTCCTAATGGAAAATATACTATATCTCCTTCTTTAGGACGACTAGTAAGTTTTACATTAGACTCATTCTCCATCAGAGGTTGAATATATGTTTCCCACCTTTCTCTTGAAACTACTAATGTTATTTCATTCTGTGCTTCAATACCAAACTTTGATAAAAGAACTGGATTTTCTGCATACCCATCATAATTATCAATATATGCTTCTAATGGATATGCATCATCAAATTTTGATTCAATAACTTCCCTTATGACTGTATTTTCAGTCATATATTTTCTAGGTAAATAATAAATCTCAACACCATACATTCTCAACTGTTCGTTGATTAAATCTTGAACTAAATTCTGTTCAGATCGCGCCCCTTGTTGAAAATATGGATTAAGCATAAAATTAACCTATCATATCCAAAGGAGGTAACTCATAAGTATTGGACATCCTTTCTCTAATACTATCTAATTCTTTTTGAGCATCATCATAAATCTGTCTTCCATTTAATTCAACACCACCTGGTAGTTTTACGCCCTGGAATTTTAATAGGTTTTGTCCCCATTGCCTCTTAATTAAAGCAGTTGCATATAGTTTTAAGAAGGAATCATTCCAAACTCTAGTAAAATCATTTGGATTTAGAGCTCTAAAGCAATCCATAATTATCCAATCTCCCACAACAAGACTTCCCCAATCAATATCAAGATACAATCTATCCATTCTTTGATTAAATCTTATTTGCTTCTGTGTGGTTAATAAGAAATCAATATCTTCCAGATATGTCTTAAGCATTGAGTATGTTAAAAGTTCAGTGCTTCCCCAATAATAGACATCATTTAAGAATAATTGATACTTAACACTAAACATATTATTAGTGATACTATTAGTACCATCAAAATGAAAGATTTTAGTTACTCCAATAATAGCTGGTGGAACCTGTAAATAATTACTATTTTCTTCCCATTTAAATGTTGTACTTACTCCAGCAATTGTTGCTTCTGTATTTGTTGTAACTATTCCTACTTGAGTTTTATGTGGTGCTCTTCCCCTATCAATATCTTCTTGGGTTATTTGATACTTAAGGTACATCTGAGAAACGCCATCAAAATGTCTCTCCTGAAAATATTGAATGGCATCATCAATCAAATCAGATATTTGCTCCTCTGCAACATTAACTTCCAATACTGGAGCACCCAGCTGTCGCTTACAGTAATCAATAAATTCTTGTCTACTTGCTGGTTGTGCCATTTATACTATTACCCCGTGTAATATTTAGGAAACTCTTTAAGAAGGTTGAGCACTAATCTGCTGATATACAAGAACATTACCATTTACAATATTGTAAACTGTCGTTCCTGAACTTACCAAAACATTATACACATATCTTCCTTCAGCAAGACTAGTAGTTCCAGTAGACGGCAAGGTTAATTGAAACTTTCCATCTAATGCACTAGTAAATGCTACAGTAAATGTCGCATCAGCAACTGTTGTTGAACCAGATCCAACACTTTTTACCATTTGAGAAGAAGCCGTCCATCCTGTAAAATTATATGCAGCATTAGAAGTATCAACTACATTAAAATCAGCTTTAAAAGTAGCCCCTCCATAAATGGTTAAATTTGCGCCATATGGAACACCAGAAGTTGGATCGAACGTTATCTTTTTAATTGCCATTGACTAACTCTTTAAGTAAGGATTTAATTTCATTAATTTCACCTCTTAAATCATTCAGATCTTCCTCAATAGTATCTACCACTTTATTTTTTTGATTTTTTGCATTGCGTATAGAAATATATCTATTATAATCTAAAGAATTTACATTAACTATTGCATTGGTTTCAGGATCTCTTGCGAGATCCTTATTACCACCTATTCTATAATTATCCATATTAAGCTAATGCAATAACTCTCAAATCTTTCATTTGAGGAACATAAACCTGATTTTTAGAAGTAAGTAAAATCTTAATTTGATAAGACCTAAAAGAAGGTAAATTATCAGCAGTAAAAGTATACTCTTTAAAATCTACATTCTCAGCAGTAAATCCCACTTCATTAGATTTAGAAATAAAGACATCAGATTCACCATTACTATCTTCTTTAGAGATTATTTGTCCCCTACCATTAAGGTTCCTATATCCTGGGAAAGGAGTAAAGATTGGTTCAAACCCAGATATATCCCCTATAGCATAGAATGCCCTAATATCACAATTAACATTAATATGGGCATCTACCAATATCTTAAGAGAAGTAGCAGATTGTTGTAATTTAATCTGTTTTGATAGATATTTGAATGCTGTTGGATCACTATCAATATCATTTACTCTATTATCAGTTGCATAATCTGAAACTACATCATTAACCCTATTTGTAGTAAGAATAGCAGATACTCTTTGTCCATCAACTACTGGACTTATCCTACTATCTACTGTTCCAAAGATCAATCTCATATTCAATGATTTATTCCCTTCAAATTCATCCATATTAGCTTCTTCATTAACTTTAGAAGCTATCATTCTGGGAGTATCAAAATAATGTGTCCCATTTACATTAAATGTTTCAAATCCTGCATCAAAAAATGGAATTTCATTTCCACTAATACTACTATTAGTGACAGTTCTTACTTCTCCAGTAATAGAAGTTCCATTGGTTGTTACATTTTGAATAATTGGAGTAAGAAGTTCAAAAGGCATATTTTGAGTTGCTTTTGTCCTATACCCACCAGTAGATTTAGTTTCATTTAAATATAAAGCTGGATATCCAGTATCATTACTCCTATCATCATTATCATTATTAAATTTTGTAGACATATCCACTTTAATAGAATACGAATCAAGAGTAATAGGATCAGAAACTGTAGCATCTGCTAATGTATGAGTGGTATTAATTCTCTTCAAATTAACTCCACAAAGTTCATACTTATAAACAGGTGTTCCAGAATAATAAGGCCTTTTGTCAGATCCTCTAGTAATACCACCAATAATATTACCAGATACATTTGTATATTCAATAATTTCATCTTTAATACGAAGGAATCCTGTATTAGTAGTTCCAACACCAACATTTTCAAAAGTTGAGAATATAGATCCGTCCTGAACGGGTATTCCTCCAACAGATCCAATATCATAATCAGAAGTAAGTGTTGTTGGTTTAATGTCTGATTTAGCATCCATTATTGCAACAACATTTTTATCTGCATACATTCCATGATTCTTATGATCCACTTTAATATGTGTACCATCAGAATTCACTACAAGAGAAGATATTTGAACATCTCCACCATTAACAGAGTTAAGTGAAGTTGTAACTCCACTAGAATTAATATACATCACAGTATTTGCAGATCCAACCACAAAATTACCCTGTACATTATCTAAAACTAATTCACTAGTATATCCAATACCAGCAACTGTTAATCTCATATTTTTACCAACAGAAGCAATTCCAATATTAGAGATTTCAAGAACATCACCAACTTGATAACCTGATCCTCCAACATTAATGGTAGCACCAATAGCAATTCCATCACTAATAGTAATGTCTCCAGTTGCTCCTCTTCCATTACCAGTAAGAGTATTTAAAGTTACACCACTAAAAATAAAACTTCCTGTATTGGGAGTATATCCAATACCAGCATTAGAAATCGTTAAATCTCCAACTGCTGTTCCGGCAGTTCCCACTAAGTTTGCAGTTGCATTAGTTGCTTGTTGGAAGAAAGTATTTCCAAATTCATATCCAGAATCTGCAACAGTAGTTCCTAAACCAACTCTAATCTTCCTTGCTATAGGAGTAAGAGAATTTGGCATAAGCAAAGGAATTTGTTTATTTCCTTCAGTAAGTTCTGGACTAAAGAAATCAACAGATCCTGCTGGTAAAAAGTCTGCTCTATAAAGAGTAAACTTAAGATCTTCCCACTGACTTGCCTCCCATGTGGAAGCATTTTGTGATTTAAATAATGATCCCAAATAAGGTTGATTTGTAACAAATGATTGTGTTATTAAATCATTTTCACCAACTCTTGAAATATAAACACTATAATCTGGAGATGGGGATTCTAATACCATTGCATATTCTTGATCTGGTTCAAGATAAACTGGTGCTGCAAATTGGAATGTAGTAGCAACAGATCCATCAGAAGAAAGTAGAACACGATCTGGTGATTTAACAACTTCTGAGAAAGGAAGAATCTTTTCTGTTGGAGTTCCATCCCGCATAGTTCTAATTTGGAATGTCACTGGCAAATTGTTTTCATCTGCAGATCTAAAGAATACATCACATCTAGTTACAAATATACCAGTATCCTCTTCAACCAAGAATGATTGTGCTAAAGGATCATGCCAGACTCTTCTCGGCGGTGGTGGAGGTGGTGGAGGTGGCGGCGGCGTCCAGTAAGTTACCGATACTACTTCTTGATCTACAGAAACCATACCAGTAGTTCTTTCAGCGCCCTTAGCTTCATTCTGACCTCTAACTTCACGTTCAGCATTTCTAACAGAAATAATATTTTCCTGAACTGTTTCTATAGTTCCTGAAGAAATATATTCCTCATCAGCAAGAGTGACAGCCTCATGCCTATCATTATCGTCTTCACTAATCAAAGTAAACGTTTTAGTTCCAGCTTCAAACCTTGGGAAAGCTGTACAATTTGGATCTGGGTTCCAATAACTTCCAACAAGACCTGCTGCCATATCAGAAATAAGACGAATTTGTGAAACATAAGCAGTTGCTCCACTTGTTTGACCAACCAATCTAAGACCTTCCTCAACCCATCCATAAAATCTTCCTACTGCCTCATTGGCAAGTGAATGGGTATCTACATTCAAAATAGTAGAAGTAGATGAGTATGTAGCAGGTAATACTTGACTATTATAAGGATTTTCAGGATAAACTACTGATGGAATATTATAAGGACCTTCTCTATGATTAGCTGCTGCTACTCTAAAATATATTTCAGAGCAACGTGGTTCATGATCCGAATGATTACCAAGCATATCCATTAAACCATGTACAGTTTCTCCAACTTGGAAAGTACCAGATGTCATAGTAACTTCAAGAAGTTTAGGAGTACAATACTTAGTTACATTTTCTCCATCAAAGAATGCATACATTCTTGTTAATGGCTTAATACGCTTACCAACAAATTCAATATTCCTAGATCTCATCCATGGAATAATTTCTCTACTTACTACTCTATCCCCTACAGATTCCCTATCAAATCTCTCTGAAATAACTACTTGAGAACCTTCTCTACTTTCAATTCCAGTATCAATGGTTTCTTCCATTGTATGTCTGGTAGTTGTAGTAATTAATGTATTTCCAGACCACCTTGAAGTAACTCTATTCTCAGTTCCTCCAGATCTAGTCTCTGTACCAGTCCAGTTAATAGACCATGCATCCCAAACAATAGGTGCAAATCCTGTCTGAGCATCTACATCTTCTGTAGCTACTGCAAGTTTCATACTTGCAGCATAATCACCCTCAACATCAATGATTTTAGCATCAAGTCTTACAGTATCTACCCAAGTATCTGATGCTGGGGTTAGATTAACAGTTCCCCGCCAGAAATTCATAATGAAAGGAGTTACACTTTCTGATCTGGTTCCATAAACCTGTTTAACCCATTCTACATCAGCATAATCTAAAGTTAGAACATCATTTTCTTGTTTTCTTATATTATTTCCGACAGTAACATTTGCTATAGATCCGTCATAAATGTATTCTAGCGACGGCAATGTCCTTGCGATCTGAAGATCAATGGCGTTAGTATAATGCTTTGGTCTACAAGCACTATTATTTCTATCAATACTATTATTAATTTTATTAGTAGTATCTTGAGATCCAAAAGTACTAAAGTTATCAACAAAGAAACCAGACTTATATCTGTTTATACCGTCACTATCAGGAACAAATATATTAGCAGTATTAAGTTCTAATAAAGATAGAGCAGTATAATACTCCAAATTTCTAAGTCTATCTTCAAGTTTTTTAATATCTTTCATTTGGAAGCGTTTATGCTCTAAGAACTTAACACGCGCATCCTCAGGAGTATACAAATATGGTGGAAGAGTGATTGTAGCTACTTCTATAGAATCATCAACTGGATTTGGATACTGTGGATTATCTGAAGGAACACCATATACTAACTGGAACCTTCCATTTTTTGTTAAAAAGATTCTATCAATTCTTCCTTGATAATATGAAAAATCAGCAATAATATTTTCATTTGATGCTAAAATATTAGTGGCAGAATTTCCACTTCCATTAAATTCTCTTCCTAAAAATTCAAGAGGAGATCTTACATTTTCAGCAACTGTATATTCAGAAACTCTTGGTCTAATATCAATAATATCACTATTTCTTATTCCACCAATCTCCTGAATTTCAGTTCCATAGTTATAAGTTTCATATGAATTTACTGTAGTAATATCACCTTCATCAGTTGAATCATAATAACCATTTTCAAAATAAACCTTTAATCTCTTAACAGGAGGTTGTGCATCGGATTTTCTTTTAATTGTTCCATAATTATAGAAAGATTCTTTTTGTCCAGAATTAAAAGTATAACTAGGACTTATATCAAAACTTCCAGCATCTAAAGTACTAACTATTGCACTTACTCCAGACTCTTGAAATACTACAGTTTCTCCTTCTTTAAAGAATAAATCATTTTCCTCAATATATGCAATTTGAGAATCAGTTAATTTTTCAGCACAAATTGCTACTGCTCCACTTGTCTGACCTATTAAAAGTTCTCCAGTTATCAGTTCAGCAGTCGTATTACTATCACTTATAATCGAAGTTAAAATTATTGTAGGTGCTACTGCATCTAATATATTTGCAGATTCATAAATTGCATGAATTTTAATAATATCAGGATTATTTAATGATATAGTTTTATCTTGAACTCTTGTTCCATAAGGATAGTTTCCAGAACCATAATATAATCCATCATCTGCAGTGGTACTACCAATACCAGAATTTGAGTTTCTTGATTTATCAACTATAATAGAGTTAACTCTATTTTTTATTTTTTTCTTCGCTTTTGGTTTTACTTTCTTTAATGTGGCAATTAATGTTGCTCCAATATCATCAGTTCCTAAATTGCGAATAGATAGTTCTGTTGCAGTAGCATTAAAAGAGAATTTATTAGCAGTTAATTCTTCTGTAGTTCCATCAGATCTTATTAATGAATATCTCTCTTCATCATAGGTTAAAAATGATTCATTAGTTCCAGCTGTTGGCTTAGTACCCGATGCTATCTCATTTGATGCAATATTAACAGTATAAACCTTCCTAATACTAATAGTCGATTCATCCAAATCTACATTAGAAATATTTGGTTTTGGAAGTGTTGTAAATAACGAGTTATC